TAACAATTAAAGACGAATCCGATGGGGTTTTTGCAATTAGCCTTGTGGATAGTCCAGCAATAGAGGAAAACTTTATTATGCTTTCAAGTCAAGAGGTAGAATTGAAAATCTTAGATGAAGAAAAACGTATCGTTGTTGGTTTTGCCTTAGTGCCAGAAAAGAGAATTTACAGAAGAGTAAAAGACAAAGAGTTTAATATCTATTTCACAAAGGAAACAGTTGCACAAAGTAGCGAATTGTTTATGAAAAAACTAAACCTTAATAAATTTACTACTGAACACGAAAAGGAAGTTAAAGGAATAAATGTTATTGAAAGTTGGGTTGTTGAAGATGCTAAAAACGATAAGTCAAACATTTATAATCTAGGTGCAAAAGGTGGAGAATGGGTGGTAATGTCTAAAATCTACAACGATGAAATTTGGAACGATATTAAAGAGGGTAAATTCAAAGGTTACTCAATTGAGGGTATGTATGATGGCTTTGATAAGTTAGAAGCTAGTGAAGAAGAAAGCGAGGAAGTAGAAGCAATTAAAGAATTTTTAAAGACTATTTAGAATGGCTAAAATAAGTAATTTAACGGAGGTTACAACCTTATCAAATGATAATGAATTTGTAGTAAATGATTCAACACCCGAAACTAAAAAAGTAACCTATGAAAGCCTTAAAACTAATTTAGGTCTACCATACAAGGAAATAGCCTTATTGGTTTCTCAAAATGGAACAGATGCACCAACAGTAACGGAGGTTTTTAATAATTCTGGTGCTACAATAAATGCAAGTAGACTTGCAACTGGAACTTATTTATTAAGTCTTTCAGCTTCTTTATTAACGTTGGAAAAAACAGCTATAATAGCTAACAATGTTAGATTTCCTTATTTAATACAAGCTACAAGGAATGGTGCAAATACAATTTTAATTGGCACATATACAACAAGCACAACAAGTGATACGGTGCTTTCTAATGACAGTATAATAATAAGAATATATGAGTAATAAATAAATGAAAAATGGCTAAAAAAAAGACAGTAAGCAAAACAAGTCCAAAGGGAGGCAAAAGAGGTTGTTTGTGTGATGATGGTAAGTATAGAGCAGAGTGTTGCGATGGTACATTACAGAATCAAGGCATAGGTAACACAGAGAATCAAAGAGAAAGTGTTAAGGTAGATAATAGAACAGAACGTTCAAACACCTACTCAAGAGGTTAAAAATGTAACAGTTAAATTTTAAATAGTTAATAAGTATGAAAAGCATATTAGAACAAGTTTACGGAGTTGAACTTAAAAGTCAAAAAGTTGAGTTAGGAATTACAGAGGCATTAAACGCTTTTAAGACTGGAGCTAAATCTAAAGTTAATTCTGCGGCTAATGAGATACTTAGCGGTATAAAGGAATTAGATAAGATTTTAGTTAAAATGAAAAATGTAGAAAAAGATTTAGACATTAGTTTATCTAATGAAATAAATTCTATAAAAAAAACAGATTCAAAAGCTAGGGAGGCATTAAAAAAAGCTGAGTCTTTAATTAGTGATTTATCATCAATATAATAAATAAGTATGAAAAAAGAAGTAAAAGACGCTTTAAACACACTTAAAACCTTTTTAGGTATGGAAGTAAAGCTAGAACAAATGATGTTAGTAGATGGTGTTACAACTATCGAATTCGACATCTTAGAAGCTGGACAATCTATTATGATTGTAAACGAAGAGGATAGAGTTCCACTTCCTATTGGTGAGTACGAATTACAAGACGGTCAAATTCTAAAAGTTTTAGAAGATGGTGTTATCGGTGAGATTGGTGCTAAACAAGAAGAGGTTGAGCAACCTGAGCAACCAGAAGTTGAGGAAGAGGTTGAAATGGAAGTAGAAAAACCAACTGCTAAAAAAGTAGTAGAATCAACAGTAAAAGAAACTCACTTCTCTAAAGAAGAAAAAGAAAGTCTTGAAAAAGAGGTTGAGGAGTTAAAAGCTAAGATTACAGAACTTTCAAAAGTTGAAGAAAAAGTTGAAGAGGTTAAAGTTGAATTGAGCGAAGAAGAAGTTAAGCCGATTTCATTTAACCCTGAAAACAAACAACAAGTAGAGATTGTAAAACTAGGAAAAGGAAAATCAAACATTAGTAATATTTTAGAACAAGTTTATAAATTTAAATAATAAATAAAAATGGCAACAACAACTTCAATTACAACAACTTACGCTGGAGAAGATTCAGGTAAATGGGTAGCAGCAGCACTATTATCAGCACCTACATTAGGTAAAGAATTAGTAACAGTGATGCCTAACGTAAAGTACAAAGCAGTACTTCATAAATTAGCTACTGATGGACTTTTAAAAGATGCTTCATGTGATTTCACAGCAACATCAACAGTTACATTAACTGAAAGAATTATAACTCCAAAAGAATTACAAGTAAACGTTCAACTTTGTAAATCTGATTTCGTAGATACATGGTCTGCTATCGAAATGGGATACTCTGCACACGATGTACTACCTAAATCATTCGCTGATTACTTATTAGCTTATATGTCTGAAAAAGTAGGAGCTGCAAATGAGACTGCTATTTGGAATGGTGCTACTGGTACTTCAGGTTCATTTGATGGTTTCATGACATTGTTAACTACTGATGCTGCTTTACCAGCTGCAAATGAGGTTGCTGGAACAACTTTAACTGCTGCTAACATTGCAACAGAATTAGGTAAGGTTGCTGATGCAATACCAGCTGCGGTTTACGGTAAAGATGACTTAAGAATTTATGTTTCTCAAAATGCTTACAAACTTTATGTACGTTCATTAGGTGGATTTGGAGCAAGTGGTTTAGGGGCTAATGGTTTTGATGGAAAAGGAAATAACCAATCATTTGGAGATTTAATGTTCGATGGTATTCCATTAGTAGTGGCTGAAGGTTTAACTGCAAACCAAATGTTAGCTGCTGAAAAATCAAACTTATTTTTCGGAACTGGTTTACTTTCAGACCAAAACGAAATTAAAGTTATTGATATGGCTGATTTAGACGGTTCTAAAAATGTAAGAATTATCATGAGAATGACTGCTGGTGTTCAATATGCAAATGTTGAAGATATCGTAACTTACGGAATTACAAACGCTGCAAATTAATAATTAAATAAATTCAAATTAAAGGGGGGGTAAAATACTCCTCCTTTTTTTATAACTAAAAACTTTAAAAAATGGCTTGTTTATTAGGGAATGGTCGTGCGGAGGTTTGTAAGGATGTAGTAGGTGGTTTAGAGGCTATCTATTTCATTAACTACGGAGACATTACTGCAAAGACTTATGATGTTACAGATACAGACATGATATCAACGGTTACTGGTGTATCTAACTTGTATAAATTTGAATTGAAAGGTACTAACTCATTTGAGCAAACTATCAATTCATCTAGAGAAAATGGTACTACATTTGTAGAGCAAACTTTATCTATTCAGTTGAAAAAACAAGATGCTGCAACTACTAAAATAGTGAAATTATTAGCTTATGGTAGACCTAATATTGTTGTAAAAGATAACAATGGTAATTTCTTCTTAGCTGGTTTAGAGAGAGGTATGGATGTTACAACTGGTACTATCTCAAATGGTACTGCATTAGGTGATGTTTCAGGATATCAATTAACGTTTGTTGGTCAAGAAAAAATACCAGCGAACTTTTTAGATGCTGCTGATGAAGCTGCTTTAATTACTTTATTTGGAACTGCGACTATTGTTACTTCATAAGTAATGATATAGAATTAAAAAAGGG